CGAATATCATGGGTTGCGCGTAGGGCGTGGGCTTCCCGCCCGTGTCCACCTCACGAACCTTCCGAACGTGCATCTCAATACACCGCCTCTGAAGTACATCTGGGTGTTGAATCTTTCTGTGCAGCGTGATGAAACAATCGCTGCGGTTCACCCACTTGCCTCCGTGCTCAGTGTCCTCGGCGTAGGGTGCAACCTGCAATCCGTCGTCACCTTTCCTGCGCTGGCTCTCTGTGATGCTGTGGGCATTCACCCATACAGCTACGTCCATGTTGTTGCTGAAGGTCAGGAACTCTGAGGCAGCCTCATAGTGGTACTCGTGCGGCCCGACACCACGGTTGGCACTCATCTCAATCTTCAGGCTGTTGTATGGGTCTACAAACAATCCGTCAATCGGGTTCTGCCTGTGCACCTTCTCACAGAACAGGATGATGTCCATGTAACTGTAGGTCTTGCTATTGTCGATGACAACGAAGTGCTTCTCCACCCACTCTCTTGCTTTCTTGCGCTCAATGTGCGTGGTGCTGCCAATCTTCTTGTTCAGCGCGAACTGAACGAGCTTCATCTTGACGGCAGCGGAGCGATTCTCTGAGCTGTAGATGACCCACCTCCAGTCGTGGTGCATCGAGCTGGCTACCATCAGCCAGAGGGCAAAGGTGGTCTTGCCGATGTTGCTGTGCCCGTTAATCATGACGAACTCCTTCTTGAATACGAAGTTCTCATCCATGAATGCGTTGCCTGTGGTCAGACCCAGTGGGATGTTGCCATCGACGTACTGCTCAATCCAGTCGTAGTCAACGTCGTCGCTGCTGATGAAGGACATGTCCCCATCGTTCAGCTTCATCTCCCGCTTAATCTTCTCCTCGCTATTGATGACCTCACTGATAGGCAGCTTCTTTCCGTTTGCTACCCCATCGTCGATGGCTTTGAGCGCACCCTCAAGGTTGTCGATGTCTCTCTTCTGAATCTCCCTTTCCAAGACCCAGCGAGCAACATCCTCCTCGACGATTCCGCTTGCAATGTATCCACCCATCAAGCTGGCAGCCTTTACCAGCACGTTGTGCTTGTCGCCGTCCTCCGCCTTGCGAATCATGGCAGCGGCGATGTTCACCTTGTTAAAGTCTGTCCTTCCAGATGACTCCCTTACCTCTTGGTTCTGGCTACGCTCAGAGAGCATGCCGCCATACCTCTCGTACTCACCCTTGACTACGATGTCCGGGTCATACGACTCAAAGCAAGCCCGGCTCTCGTTTTCTCCGGTGCTGTCCAGCTCAAGGCCGTACTGCTCGTCGAAGTAACGCTTGAGAGAGCGGTAGTGGTCGCGGTGACGTTCGGTGTTTGTGATTTCGACCAGAGCCTTGACACCCTCACCACTTGGAGATGCCCAGCAGGACATGATGTACTTGTCACCCGCAAGGGCAGACTTCGTTCTGGAGACATCAACGTGGTCGAAGTCTAGGATGACTAGACCGCTGTGATACTTGAGGCTGTCGTCGCTGCGCTTGTTCTTCTCAAAGATTCCACTAAAACATACAGCTGGCAGCTCCTGCTTGACGGACTTGTCGCCCTCACGAATCAGCTCAACCTTTGGTCGGCTCTTGCCCTCCTTAATCCTCGTTAGAACTGTATCGAGGCTCGTAATTACTGCTTCCTGTGTGCGATAGATGGTTGGATAGATGGTTACCTTCTGATTGTTCATTCCGCAGCTGCTGTATCTGGTTCTCGTACCACTTTGCTTTCTCCATGTCCTGCTCCATGCTGTTGCCGGGTTTGTTCCCCGCCCGCATGCGGTACTTGAAGGCGTTCATCTCGCAGAACGCGATGTATGAGTCTTTGCCCCAGATGTCTATCATCATCTGCCAGACCTGCTTCTCCCCCTTCTTGTAGTGCGTTGGGTTTATAGCGTCTAAGTCTGATTTGGATTCTGTCTTTGAAGGCTTCGAGGGTTTTGATGATGCCTTTGATTGTATCAATTTGCTCATGGGGAGTAAGAAAGTTTTGAGCCTCTAAATTAAGGTCGTCCTTGTCGAAGGCATCCAGCTTTTCCAGTACGATTCGAGAGGCTGTTTCGAAGTACGTTCTGTAATCAGGACTTGAGACGAAGTACATCTCATGGTTCTGCTTGTAGTGGTAGATGGTTGTCCTGTCCTTCTTGAACAGGTTGGCACACACGGTGTGGTGAAAGAACGCGGATGTCGCGTTGGCGAACGCTGCCCTCAGCTCTACCTGCTGTCGCGTTCTCGACTCTGTTGCTTCGATGCCAATCGCCTCAAGATAGTCGTGGTATGTTTCTCTAAAGATGTCCATTTCAGTAAGGGTTTTAGTACTCCCGGCAGGACTCGAACCTGCAACATTCACCTTAGAAGGGTGATGCTCTATCCAGTTGAGCTACGAGAGCATAGCGAGGGGAGCCAGAACAATTCACGAAACTGACTCCCCCCTTGCGGTCTACATCCTAACCACTATTTAGAATGGCACTTCGGTGGTGCTCTGCGCCTCCACCTTGCGCTTCTGTTCGCTCTGACTGTTCGGGTCGTACACCGAGCAGAAAGCTTTCATTCGACGATTGTCTTCACGGTCTGGCACGGACACCACGTCGATGTACACACGCCCCTTGGAGGTTGCGTACTGCTTCAGGTTGTCCAGCTCTTCGAGGGTGAAGGAGATGCGCTGGTTTACTCGTGGGGATTCAGTGTATCCCACATACACGTTGCTGTTCTCAGCCATGTTTGATAAAGATTAAAGGGTTAACGTAAACTGCTTGTACCGGTTGCGGGATTGTACAACTCCCATAAGTCCTTCAGCGTACAGCCACATGAGCCGTAGCTTGGTTCTGTCCTGCTCGTCGATGGCGTTAGCCAACTCCGTGTAGGGCATGTTCAATTCTGTGATGGCGTAGTATGCTGTGAAGCATCGGTCGGCGAAGCCGTCCTTGCCAAAGTCCTTGCACTTGGTGATGTCGATACCGAAGTGCACGTTTGCTCGGGTGATTAGTTCTTGTCCTGTCATCAGATTACTCCTTTGATGAAGAACGTATCCGTCTCCAGATTATTGTCCAAGTACCGAGTAATTCTCTCAACGGCTCGGTCAAACTTAGCCTGCCCGTTGGCGATGGTCTCGTCACTTGCTTGGTACACACCGATGACGTAGGGATAGGCTTTCTCCTGCGCCACCCAGTAGAACTTGTCCAGACCCAGAACGCTACAGTAGATGTAGGCTTGGATGTCGTAGCCGTAGTCTCTGACCGCATAACGGAAAGATGACAGGCTTCTGGTTGTCTTGTGGTCACTGATGTAATCCTTATTCAGGCAGTCCAAGAAGCCACGAACTGGCACGCCGGAGATTTCCTTGTTGAACTCGTGCTGGTAGTCACCGATGAGGTATTCCTGTAGGACACCAGTCACTTTGAGTCTCTCAATCATCTCCTTGGCTTTCTGAAAATCATCTTCACCGATGAGCTTCACGCCTTTCTCGTCAGCCTCTTCTTGGAAATCCTTGACCCAAGCCTTGTACTTGTTCGTCATGCGGGGTGCACGACCGCCTATCTCCTCACACTTGGTGCTGTCGTTGAGCACCATGAACTGCTTGTCGAAGTCCTCTGGCGTGAAGAGAAGGCAATCGTACATGCTTCCAAAGGTCAGGGCATCACTCTCCTTCTTCAGCTGTCCCCTCATGTACATCTCCCACAGGCGCATGTCCTGTAGTGCGTACTTGATGGAGCTGTAAGAGAGGTGTCCCTTACCTACCGCTTCTGCTAATTGAACCGACAACATTAGGCTTCGGCGTATTCAGCAAGCTTGCTGTATTGAGTCTTGTTGAACTTGGTCTTTGACTGCTTTTCAATCTTAGACCATGCCTCCTTACGGTCGGTGGCATTCTTCAGATAGGTCACGGCCTTCTGGTAGTCCTGCTCTGTGGTGTCAGGCTCGTCCTGCTTGGCGATGGCCTCCTTGACCTCATTGGCTGAGGCAATGCTCACGTCGATACCGATGCCCATCATGGCGAGAGCACGACCAACGGCTGAGGTCTCACAGTTCTCGACAAACGATGTCTTGTTGATGTTGCTCGCCGACTTGACCTCATGGGCATGACCCGTAGCGATGACTCGTTGTTCGGTGTCGGCAATGATGCACTTACAGATACACTCATCTCCAGTGTCCATCATGTTGACCTCTGTGGAGATAGTCCAGTTCTTGTATTGCTCTTCCTGACGGAAGAATTTGACACGCTCGCTTACCTCGACGTATTGTTTGCCACGGATGTTCGTGGTCTTGAATTTGTGTTTTGACATTTCTATTCAATAAAGGATTCAACTTCTTTCATCATCCATCCCTGTAGTATCACCACTGGTTGCATCAGGATGCACAGCAGGAGGATTGGCGATGCCATCAGCATCTTGACTGCTCTCTTCATAGGCTTTGACTAAATCTTCGTATTCATCAAGCAGTACACTCTGTTGTCTAATCAGGTTGTTGTACGCTTGCCTCTCGGATTGCACCGCTTCTGCGAAGTTCGAGGTTTTCCTCGACATTTTCAACAGGCCAGTGCACATTTTTTTCCACATGTTGGTAGCTTCGCTCATGCTTCCCAGTCTTTGAGCGGGTCTCGCAACCCAAGGTTCTCGGCTTCATCAGCGACAAGCATACACGCTTGCACCATCTCGGTTTGGTCTAATTTGCCAAGGTCATACCTTCGGCAAACGTCAAGGAACATCCGGCAGATTGTCCGGCTGTCATGCAGGTCGAACTGCATTGCCATGCTCTCGGCTTGGCTTATAGCTTCTGTTGTTTTACTCATTGTAAAAGGGGGGTTTGGGGTTATACAAGTTTCTGATTTCGTCCTTGACATGTCCCGACAACTCGTGCCAGTCGATTGTCTGAAGGCATCCATCAACGAAGTCCTTGAGGATTCCGTTAGGTAATGTCTTGTAGGTGTCCTCGACCAGCATGTCGAAGCAGTCTCTACACCATTGCGGTGTGGCTCCCGTTACGTTTTCGGGGTCTTCGTTCTCCATGTACAGCTCTGCCAGCCCCTCGACGTATCCCCAGACGTTGACCAACCACGTCTCTCTGTTGCGGAATGATTCGTAGCTCATGGCGTTGGGGCTTTGAGGTCAGCAATGTCGGCGTGGTCGTGCAACACTCCGTTGCGGCGAGCCATGTCCATGCCCTGCTCAAAGGTGAAGTACCTGCGGTCAGGGTCTGCGATGTGGTCTTCCTCGGACACGTCATCCCACACGCTGTATCGGAGGATGCCGTCGCCACCCAGCACCCAGTGCTCCTCACCCTCTTGGAAGGGGAACTCAAGCTTGCGCTGGTACTCAGCCCAGTCCTTCTTGAAAGCCTCCAGCTTCTCTTGGATTTTGAGCTTGTGGTACTTCTTGTAGCTGGCTGTGAAGGGCACTCGCTTGGATGCCACGTTGCCTGCGTACACTTGACAGAAGGCCATCATCGCCTCGTCTGTCCATTGAATTTCTTTCACGTCTTTACTCATGATGAATTGTTTTTGGGGGTTTCTATCTCTATAACGCCAGACTTTCTGGGTTATTGTGCGCTGGCTCGAATTTTTTCGAGCATCTGGTGAAATCTCTTGGGAACCTTGTATCCCTCTTCCGGCATGTACTCCGGGAGCTTGTAGTCCTTCACCTCTGCGGTGTCGGTGAGTCCGTGGCTGTCAGTGTGGCGGTAGAGCCAGACCTCCATGTTGTCATCGGCGAGAGCCTCAACCAGCTCTTGCTTGTTCATCGGCTCGTCCCAGTAGTCTTGCTGGATGTCGTAAATGCGGAGTTCGTATTCGACCATGATGATGCGTTTGTCGGTGTCTGTAGTAATAACGCGGGGCTTTCCTCGTTATTGTGCCCCACTTGTTAACGGATGTTAATTACCAAGATGAGCTGTACTCGAAGTCCATCGAGTGCTTCATGTCCTTGGCTTTGATTTGCTGTTCAATCAGCTTCTCGATAACGCGGACGGTCATACGCAGGTCTTCGAAGTAGTACTCGTCGTACTCCGTCGTGCCGTAGAAGAATCCGCTCTGCGTTGGTAGGAGTTCTTTCGCTCGCTCCGGATTCGTGATGACCTCGAAGCAGGTGTGGCGTAGCTCCTGCAACTGCTCCATGCTGACGTAGTACGTCCCGCAGTTGTCCTCGCCGCCCTGCACGTTCTCAACGAACCACTGGTGGATGGCGTTGGCCTTTCTCCAGTACAGCACCTCCTCACGGATGGTGGTTACCTCGCCCACGCTTCCGAGGAAGGGCACGCGCTTGTTGTTCATCTTTGCAGAGACCTTGTAATCTCTGTCTGGTCGGTGACTCCAGTTCCGCACATGGTGGTTCCGGGTCAGGTACATATCAAGTCCCATGGTGAATTGTTTTTAGGGGTTTAACTGATGTCCAATGCTTCCAGCTTCCAGAACAGCGACACAACGTCGTTGAAGTCTGTCAGCGTGGTCTGAGACACTTGGTCTCCGCTTTCGG